TTCCTTTTTCAGTCCAGATATCCATCACCATTCCGATGGTGAGATAATCCAAATCTCGAATGGAAAGACCGATTTCTAAGCAACGCAGAAGGAATAATGGAGTTGTCATTTCCCTGCTACTTTTTTTAAGTTTTTTTTAGAATCAATATCCGTGATAAGGTTTGTACCCCAAAGTGCAAGAATCTCCGGCAGTACCTCATAAATGGAAAACATCTCAAACTGATCAAGCCACTCGTCAATGCTTTCCGAAATGGTATTATCCGCATGATATGCCATGATGTAAGCCACATTCTCGAAGATTTCCAAATCATCGATTGCAAACTCATCGCCATCTTCCTGAGTTCCTTTATAGGAATTTTGTAGTTTTGCTAAGTCCTTAAATATATCTCTCTTAAACTTCGCACGATATAATCTTGGTACAGTGGCAGAGGAGCGAAATGCTACCTCTTTGCCACCGACATTAATTGTTTTCTTTAACATCTTAAGCACCTCCACCAGCTGATGCAGTCTTTGCTACAGGAACATATACTGATTTATACCAGTTATTATAAATAGTCTCTGTAGTCGTATCTCCTGTTCTACTCTTTACAAGGCCATCACTTCTAGGATCTGCAGTAAGAGATAACTTCTCAGTTTTTGGCTCAATCGATTCCTCTTTTGTCTCAGACTCAATAGATGGACGAGTAGCATTGCAGTTATACATTACATGGCGGATACTCTTTGCATCGCCATCAAACTCAAAAAGCAGTGCAAACTTGTTTGTTTCTGCAATGTTTGAATTTTCTACAAGCACTCCATTTTTATCAAGTTCCTCCCTTAAAATATCCGTTCTAAACC